ACCTGTATGTATAGAAAACTCCATGACAAATACACATCCGTATGTAGATTTCATGGAGTTTGACTGTATGTTAATCGTGTGAATTGTATGTGTAGCTTCGCTTCGTCCTTCGGTCAATAACTTTCACCGGTCGTTTTTCGATATCGCGAGTGTAAATGAATCTGCTGATCTTGTCAAGACGATAGGCGATGATTAATTGAATGATCGTGAAAGAGAAGAACTGAATGATGAGAACGATCATCACGTCTGATACCACTGCCATTAGATTTACCTCCATCATGGATACCTAAAAGGCCCTCCGAAGAGGGCCGTCGAAACTAGCGAAGTCCGAAGAGCTCGAGCTCTTTGTCCTGAAGCATGCCCATGTCGTATCCGTAGTGGTCGATCAGCCGATTATCCATTTCGATAGTGGCTTCATCGGCGATCGAGCGGGCACGAGTGATGCGTTCTTCGGCGTCGAACCACTCGGTCCACCAGGAGGATTCGTATCCATCGAGGAAGTACATGCCGGAAGCGTCCGGCATGATGCCACACCCCTGCATGATCGAATCGCTCATTTCTTCCCCGCTATTCGCATACAAGCTGACGAAGATCGATTCTTTCGCGTCGGTGTTGAAGATGATGGCCATTTTTTCGGGTCCTTTCTGCTGGGTGTCTTACCTTATATGCACATAATATTATGCGATATAGTAAATGTCAAGTAAAAAAAATGTGCTAGTATGAATGTGTCCGACAACCGAAGGAGGAATTATGCGTAAAGTAAAAGTTACGATCAGCATCGATAGCGAGCTCATGAGGGCGCTATCGGATATCGCCGCTCAGGCGCATATCTCTCGATCCGCTGCCGCATCGCAGGCGATCGCGGAGTACGTAGCCAAGCCTACCCGTCAGCTGTCGATGGACGGTTACCGTGGGTAGGGGTAATGCGCGGGCGCGCTTTGCAGCAAAGTATCCAGGGGCTGTATACAACCCGTACGGCCTGGCTCAGCTACCCGAGGCCGACGTGCGCAAAGAGTACACCAGGATGCGCAATGCGGCTGTTAAGCGGATCAATCGCATAAAGTCCGACCCGAGATGGGGCAAAAATCCCCGAGTGCCTGAGACACCCAAGCTAGCAGAGTTTAGGACACCGGCGCAAGTGCGCTTGGCTCTGGCTGACTTGAATAAATGGATGGGCCGGAGTACATCGTCTGTATCAGGGCTTAATAATGCCCTCCGGCGATCGGTTAAGACCCTGCGGGAGCGCTACGGCATCGAAGTCACCATGGATAATGTCGACGTTTTCGGCGAGTTTATGGAGTGGGCGCGTGTCCAGTCCCTAGGCCGTCTGTATGATAGCGAGCGCATAGCCGAGCTCATGGATGAGGGTGTAGACCTCGATTCTCTTAAAGATAAATTCGATCAGTATCTTAAGGAATCCGAGCAAGAAGGCCTGCTTATGATGCGGGATGGTTCTAAAACTTCCTCGCAAAAATTCGGCAAAAAATCGAGCAAGAAAGGTGGTAAAAAGCGTGTCAAGAAGGTTGCTATCAGGCTCTGACGTGCTTATACAGTCCCCCGAGGACTGCAACGTCGAGCAGATCATTCGTAAGGCCCGGACGGTCAAGCGTAGGGCCGCAAATCCAGGACGTAAAGACAAGCCGGACTACCTGGATCTAGTGTGCGCGATCGATATCGAGACCTCCGTATACGCCGACGATCAGGCGGATATGTACGTCTGGATGATGCAGCTCGGCTTGCATGAGTCTACCATCGTAGGCCGCACGTGGGATGAGCTTGCCGACATCCTGGAGCGCATCCGCCGAGAGCTAGTCGTGACTAGGCGCACAATAGTCTTTTGGGTTCATAATCTAAGCTATGAATTCCAATTCTTCCGCCGTATTTTTGGCTACCGTACGCAGGACGTTTTTGCCGTCAAAAAGCGTAAAGTATTGCGGACGACGACGCACGGCGGGCGTATCGAATGCCGGTGCTCGTATCTCCATACCAACATGAGCTTGGACACATTTACGGCCAAAATGGGCGCCAAGCATGGCAAGCTGTCGGGCGAGGAATACGATTACAGCAAGCGCCGGTATCAGGATACGCCGCTTACGGATCGTGAGCTGCTGTACTGCGCTCACGATGTGTTAGGCCTGGTTGAAGCGCTTTCTATCGAGATGGAGCATGACGGCGACACGCTCGACACAGTGCCCGCCACATCCACGGGATACGTCCGGCGCGAGATGAAGAGGGCTATGCGCGCTGAGTCGCACGATTGGCTACAATCCATGATGCCGGACTATGATCTGTATGTAATGCTCTCAGAGGCATTTCGCGGCGGAAACACGCACGCGAATCGTTGGTGTTCCGGTCACATTTTGCACGATATCGTGTCTTACGATCGCGTATCGTCCTATCCGTCGGTGATGGTCACCAAGCGATACCCGGTGCAGCCTTTTCGCCACCTCGGCCCGTGCAGCGGGGAGCGCTTACGTCATATGCTCGAGGATACGGACCGCGCCTTTGTCGCTCGGGTGGCGATCCATGATATATCGCTGCTCGATCAGTCCTGGGGATGCCCCTATCTGTCCATTAGCAAAATCAGGCATGCTATCGGTGTGGATGCCGATAATGGACGCGTGCTGTCTGCCGACTATCTTGAGACAACTATCACCGATATTGATTTGAGTATCATCCTCGATGAGTACGGATTTAGCGATATCGTCTGCGAGGACTGCTACTACTCTGGCTACGGTATGCTGCCCAAGTCGGCGTACAACGTGATCATGGGATTCTTCGAGCAGAAAACCCAGCTCAAAGGCGTAAAAGGCTCCGAGATACTGTACGAGAAGGCAAAAAACAAGCTCAATGCATGCTACGGCATGGCCGCGCAGGACCCCATCAAGAGGGATATTATTTTCGACGGCGTATCCTTTGTGGAGGATGATAGTACAGAAGCTCTGGAGATACTGGCCAACTCAAATCGCAAGGGATTTTACCCGTATCAATGGGGAGTATGGACTACCGCGCATGCCCGATACGAGCTTGAGCAGGGCATAAAGGCTGCGGGCGACGCCTTTGTGTACTGCGATACCGACTCGGTAAAGTGCCAGGGGCGCCCGGACTTTAGCGAGCTCAATGCCCGGATCGAATGTGAAGCGCGCGATCGCGGGGCTTTGGCGGTACGTCAGGACGGCCAAGAGTCTATCATGGGCGTCTGGGAGCTTGACGGAGAGTATGACGCGTTTGTTACGCTTGGCGCTAAAAAATACGCCTACGAGGACGCAAGCGGCCTGCATGTGACTGTCGCCGGTGTGTCCAAAAAGTACGGCGCCCAGGAGCTTGCTATGGCGGGAGGGCTTCGAGCTTTTCACCCAGGGTTTACATTTTCGCAGGCGGGCGGCACGGAGAGTGTATATAACGATGAATTTTATGGGAAAATGCGGGTGGATAATCACGAACTTATTATAGGCCCGAATGTAGCTATCCTGCCGTCCACATACACTCTTGGCGTAACTGCCGAGTATGAAAGGTTGCTACAGCGCTGCAGATGTGATAATCTCGATGTAGGCGTGGCATTGGCCACGCACGAGTCTAGGACAAAGGAGAGGTAGAATGAAAGAGCTCGAAAGCTACGCGATGGAGACGGTGGCCGAGAAGTATGCGGCGATGCGAAATGCCGCCGAGAATGTTAAGGATATGGAAGAGGATGCCGTAATCGAGATCGACGGCTGGATTAAGTACGAGGACGTGGACGCTAAGACCGGCGAGGTCAAGACCCTTCTCACGATCCGCGATAAGGCGGGCAAGCTCTTCGGCACCATTTCCCAGACTTTCCAGACGAGCTTCTTCGAAGCGTGGGAATTCTTCGCTGACCAGGGCGAACGCGTTGAGCGCGTGAAGGTGGTGCATGGCGTGTCTAAGGCTGGCCGCGACTACGTTGATTGCGAGATTTGCTAAAATGCGGTTATACTGCAAAGACGGCTATCTAGATATGGGGGCGCTCTGGTCTACCGGAGCGCCTTTTATTATGATTGCCGCGGCTCGGGGCACTGGCAAGACATATGGCGCGATCGAGCTTTTGCACCCGGACAAGCATCCGGGCAAGTTTATCTGGATGCGATCCACGAAAACGCAAGCCGAGCTGATCGGCAACCCGAAATTCACGCCATTTCGCGCGAATCCTGACGACCTGCATGAGCCTAAGCCCCTGGCCAAGGGCATATACGGGCTGTATTGGGACGATGATCCCGAGCCGCACGGTACGATCCTCGGGCTGTCGACATTCGCCAATGTCCGAGGATTCGACGCCTCGGACATCGAGACGATTGTGTACGACGAATTTATCCCGCAGAAGTCTGAGCGCGTTAGCAGGGCTGATCAGGACGCATTCTTAAATGCATACGAGACGATCGGGCGTAACCGCGAGTTGCAGGGCTTGCCGCCTGTGCGCGTGCTGCTGATGGCCAATAGCAATAATCTAGCCAACCACATTTTTCAGTCGTTTGGCCTGGTGGGGAAGGCGTACGACATGATCCGTGCGGGTAAGGAGCTGTCGATCATGCAGGATCGCGGCATCGTCCTCGCCTTGCCGCGAAAGTCCCCTATATCGGAGGCTAAGCGTGAGACGGCCTTATACAAAGCTCTCGGGCGCGAATCTCAAGATTTTGTGGATATGGCTCTTGAAAATGACTTTGCGTTTTATGACTCTGATATCCGCTCGATGCCCCTGCGGGAGCTTCGGCCGCTGATTGCGGTCGGTGAAATCTGCATCTACGAGCATAAGGGGGGTAGCGGATACTATGTGTCGCGCCATATGTCGGGCAGTGTGCCTTACTATGCGGTAAGCGACGAGACCCTTACAGCATTCCGCCGCACATACCCCTGGTTGTGGCACGCACGGTGTATGGGACGCATGATATTTGAGGACGCCGTGTGTAAGATTTTGTTTGACAGTTACCATAAATGATGGTATTTTAACCGCATATAGGCGCCGACGGACGATGCAGCCGACGGAATCGGTGTCCATGCCGGGCACGGCACGAATTGGCGCCTATTTTTTTGAGGAGGAAGAAATGACCATAGAAGAATTGATCGAAGCGGGTTTTTCGCCTGATCAGATCATGGCGCTAAGCGATCGCGGGCACGTGACGCTCGGTGATGCCGATCCGGCAGGCCAGGAGGACCCGGCAGGCCAGGAGGACCCGGCAGGCCAGGAGGACCCGGCAGGCCAGGAGGACCCCGCCAATGAATTGCGGGCTGAACTATCGCAGATGCGAGAATCCATGGCCGAGCTCCGGAAGGCCGTGCAGTCCGCGAATCTGCGGATGGCGATCACGACACCGCCGAAGGTGTCGGCAGAAGACGTGCTTGCTAAAATGATCAATCCCCCGAGGAAAGGCGAGTAAATGGCTAACGACTATACGTTCGATCAGGCATCCGCGCTGCTCAACGCGGTATTGGAGCAGGCAACCGGAAAGAAGGCCATCGCCGCGCTGAATTCCGCGCAATTCGTCGCGCAGGCTAATACCGTGCTCAAAACCGGCACCGAGAACGCGCTTGATGCGATCAGCGCGGTTCTTGCCCGAACGGCGTTCTCTGTACGCCCTTATACTGCGAAATTCGGATCGCTGTCCCGCGATCGTCAGGCGTGGGGCAACCACATCCGCAAGCTTTCGGCGGGCGATCTGCCCATCGAGGACTCGCAGGAGTACGGCCATGTCGACGGATCGGGTATCGATCAGTACAAAGTCCGCAAGCCTAAGGTGCTCCAGACCAATTTCTATGGTGCGCAGATCGGGCAGAATCACTTCACCGTGTATAAAGACCAGCTCAAGATGGGATTCACGGGGCCGGACGAATTTATGTCCTTTGCCGGCCTGATCATGACCAATATGCGCGACGTCCTTGAGCAGATCCACGAGGGCATGCGACGCACGGCACTCGCCAATTTCGTCGCGGGCAAGACCCAGGGCGACACCGACAGCGTGTATCACCTGCTTACGCTGTACAACGCTCAGATGGGCACTACGCTCACCGCTGAGACCGTGCGGCATGCCGAGAATTACCCGACGTTCGTCCGCTGGGCCTATGCGTTCATCGAGACGATCGCAGACCTAATGACCGAACGCACGGGCATGTTCCACGTCACCCCTACGGGATTCGACCTTAACCGCCATACTCCGTACGGAAACCAGAACGTTTTCGTGCTCGGCTCCGAGATTAACGACATTCGCGCCGAGGTCCTCTCCGCGACGTTCTCGCCCGAATACTTGGACATCGCAAAGTTCGAAAAGATCAACTTCTGGCAGAACATCAAGGATCGCGGAACGATCAAGGTCGACGCTTCGTGGCTCGACAAGAACGGCCAGGTCAAAAGCAAGAAAGACGTTACAGTCTCGCACGTGTTCGCGGTGATCGTTGACGACGAAGCCGTCGGACAGACCACGTTCGACGAGTCCACGGATACCTCGCCGTATAACGCGGCCGGCAAGTATTACAACATCTACTGGCATTGGACGGATCGATATTGGAACGATTTCACCGAGAACGGAGCGGTGTTCCTGCTCGATTAGCCGTGAGTTCTCTAGGAATTGCCCCCGAATAGGGGGCATTTCTGTATCAGGAGGTTATGAATGTTTCGTGTAGGATTCTATAAATTCTCGAAGAAGCGCAATGCCACGCAGACACCGCCGGACTCGTCCGGCGTGGTGTACCTCGATTGTCGCGCGGTGGACGATACGGGGGTGCTTGCCCCCGAAGTGATAGTCCATACGTCGCAGAACCCGACCTCGTGGAATTATGCGTATATCCCGCAATTCCGAAGGTTTTATTGGGTAGAGGAGTGGACGGCTCATGGCGCGCTTTGGATCGCCTCGCTTAAGGTCGACGTCCTAGGATCATGGATCGAGGAGATCGAGGCGATGGATTTTTATGTGCTCCGGGCGTCACAAGAGAGCGACGGCGAGATCAGGGACACGTTATACCCTGTAAGCGCAAATCCAAATCGACATGTGGATACCGCAGAGTCGGTATTCACAAGCATACCGCAGCAGGGTATGTACGTGATCGGCGTCACCGGCGGGGCAAGTACCGTGGGACCGTCGTATTATGTGATGACTGTTACCCAATTCGTGGCATTTCTTCAATATCTCGGCGACTCTTCGAGCGGCCAGGGGGGGTTTTACGCCGAAGCGCTTAAAGGGATTAGCGAAATCGGCGAAAATCTGCAAAAGGCGCTGATAAACCCTTTTCAGTATTTAACTTCGGTTATGTGGTTTCCATGTAAAGTGCCTACCGCAGAAGCCACGCAGTCAATCCCGTATGGGTGGTGGCGGCTCAAGACGCCCGCGCGAAGCTTGGCTAATATCCTCCCCATCAGGGCATCCACGACGTTCACCCTTGCCAAGCATCCGCAATCTAGCAGCCGGGGCATGTATCTCAATGGGGAGCCGTACACGTCCTTGATGCTTGAGTACCCGCCTTTTCCCACGCTCAAGCTCAATGCAAGTGACTACGCGGACGTGGAGTCGCTGCATTGCGATGTGGTGGTCGATCCGATCACTGGCTTGGGTACTCTCAGGGTGAGTCCGTCCAATGCGACGGAGACGTGCACTAATTTTGTCTCGGCGCAGGTGGGCGTGCGCTTGCCGGTAAGCCAATTGGCGTACAATGTGCATGAGACGGCCAATGCGCTATCAGGAGTGATGGGCGATCTGATGTCGCTCAATCCGCTAGGATCGCTGATAGGCCTCGCCAATGCCGCCACTTCGTCGGCACTCCCACAAGTACAATCGATGGGCGGGCAAGACGGCTCCATGTCACAATATGTGAGACCTCCCCGCTTATCGTATACGTATTGGTGGATCGCCGAGGAGGACAATGCCAGCAGAGGCCGCCCGCTGCTTAAAAACCGAAAGCTACCGGCGCTCGGGAGCGGATATGTGCAGGTAGCCGACGGGGACATCGATGCTCCGGCAACCAAGAGGGAGCTTGACGAGATAAAAACCCTGCTTGAGGGGGGAATCTACTACAATGCCTAGCTGGATCGCCAAAAACGCGTATCTCACCGAGACGGAGATGCAGCATAATGCTATCAACGTGATAACGTTTTTCCGCGGCCAGGGATGGACGGATAACGCGATCGCCGCGATCCTGGGCAATATGCAGGGCGAATCACAGGTCAATCCGGGATTGTGGGAGTCTTTGCAGCCGTATGCCGGAGGGTATGGGCTAGTACAATGGACGCCGTACACTGATTACACCAATTGGGCAGGTCCTGGCTGGGAAAATAACGGAGATCGGCAGTTGGAGTGCATCATGCACGAGTACCGCGACGGCGGGCAGTGGTATCCCACGACGACCTATCCCATGAGCTGGGACACGTGGGCTCATACGGAGGGCGATCCCGGCGATATGGCGTACGCTTTTATGTACAACTATGAGCGCCCGGCGACGCTCAACCATCCCGAACGTAAAGAGTATGCTAAAATATGGTTCGACTTCATCGTGCATGGCGGGGGCATCATACCGCCTGCACCTGGTAAAATTCCTATATGGCTGATCATAGCCAAGCTGAGGGGGATCATCTGATGCTGCCCTACGGGTACGATTACATAAATGTCAGCGCGTCGATGATAAATCCGAGCACGAGCCACGTGCACGATAGCGAGTTGGCATGCTTTTTCAAGAGGCACCTTTTCCAGCGGCTATTGGGAGTGTTTGAATGGCATATGCCCGACACTTGGGCGCGCAACTATATCGAGACCATGCTTTTTTCGCGCGGCTATGTGGCCGTGCTCAACACCGATGCATTCGGCCCTATCGCCCTGGATTGCGGGCTTACAGGGTACGACGTTTTCTACCAGCCGACGCACGCGATAATCGCCAACCCCCTGATCGACGGTAACCCCACGCCCCGGATCGGCGAAGAATGCAGCATAATTAAGATCATGCCGGACTACTCCGGAGCGTGGGATATCGTGGATTACTACGGGGATATGATGGCGCTTGCCGCCGAAGGCCTCGGGATGAATATCACCAATTCCAAACTTGCGTACGCCTTCGTTGCGGAAACCAAGGCAGGTGCCGAGGCTTTTAAAAAGCTGTACGACAAGGTGCAGTCCGGCGAAGGCGCGGTTGTATACGATAAAAGCCTGGTAGGGATCGAGGGGACGGAAAAGTTCTCGGCGATCTTCAACAATCTGAAACAGAATTTCCTCGGCCAGGAATTGCGACTGCTCATGGAGCAATTCGATACAGACTTCGATGCGGCTGTCGGAATTCCCAATGCGAATGTGCGGAAAAACGCGCATGTGCTCGAGGACGAGATGCATGCCAACGACGTGAGCACGTACACCCCCGCGTCCCGCTGGCTCGAATCGATGCGCGAGGGGTGCGATCAGGCTAATGATATGTTCGGACTCTCATTAAGCGTGGACTGGCGCGTCAAGCCGGATGTGGAGGTCGATCATGAGCAGGGGTAGCATGCTATCGATTCAAGGATTGTATGGGTGGGACCCGTCATTATTCGATGATATGAGGGTTCCGGAAGGCCTCGTACGCGATACGCTTATTGATACGATCCTGGTGCGATCGTCGAGCTTCGAGGCGTTGTATCCGGACTGGGGATACATGCGCAGGGG